GTTTGGTCATGCCTTTGCATCATTCCACGTCAAGGCACCCATCTTTGTAGCACGACAGCTAGTAAAGCATAAGTTCCTACGTTGGAATGAGATCAGCCGTAGGTACGTAGATGATGAGCCTGAGTTCTATATACCTGATCAATGGCGTGGTAAAAGTGACGATAAGAAGCAGGGTAGTAGTGATGATACCCTATCTAATCTAGATGGTATACCTATGTATGGCCTTACAGTTAATAAGGAAGTGTATCAAAATCGTCATCGTAAAGGCCTTCGTACTATAGGTACGCAACATATGGCAAACCTAGTAAATCAAAAAGCTTACCACCTATATAATAACATGATCACAGCAGGTGTATGTTCAGAACAAGCACGTATGGTACTGCCACAGTCTACCATGACTGAGTGGTACTGGTCAGGTAGCCTTGATGCCTTTGCTGACATGTGTAACCTACGGTGTAAGTCTGACACACAGTACGAGACACGTTTAGTTGCATGGCACATCAATCGGCACATGGATAGGTTATTTCCTGTGTCTTGGCCTGCCTTGACAAAACCGTGGAGACACTAGTGACATCACCGTATTAGTTAAGAGATAATACTTGACATTACTAATACCCCAGTAGTAGGAGAAGAAAGATGAAGAGTGACATAATAAAAATAATAGAGATAGATGAACATGAAGATGGTAGTGCTACACTGCAACTAGAGTGTGACCCCGAAACATACAGGTCTATCTTCAATGTAGGCTTTGTATCGTTAGTCAAGGCTGGCTTGGATGCTGAGTGGGACAAGTCTGATAATGATTAGACGCATGTCAGAAGAGGAGAGGCAGAGGTCAGTGTTTAGGCAGGCAGTAAACAGGTGGAGCAAACCTATGAGAGATCATGATTTTAAGGAGAGTGTATTGGCTGAACACAAACAAGAGCCACCAGTGACCCGTGGTGTGCTAAGAGAGGATGTCGTCAACGAACCTGACCACTATGTACGGTGGCCTATTGAACCTATCACCTACATCATGCGTAATAACTTTGAGTTCTGGCGTGGGAACCTGATCAAGTACAGTAGCAGGGCAGGGTACAAGCTATACGCAGGCAAGTCACAGGTTGAGAGTGAGATCATTGACTTAGAGAAGGTGATCAGGTATGCTGAGATGCGTATCAATCAACTCAATGGTAAGGAAAAGTTGTAGTGTATACCGTAGAGTTCGAGTTTGAAGGGATCAAGGTTGTATCTTTGGATGATACAGGAGAGCATGAAGATGTTGAGGTGTACTTTACCTCAGATCAAACAGTGTGCTTAGTACAGGAGGACGAGTCAGCCTTAGAGTACACACAAGACACCATAGTTATTTCTTACTCTCAGCTGCTTGACATTGTGACTTCATTGGAGCAGACTGAGGGTATGTACAGAATAAAAAGGAAGACAATAAATTGACAATAGACTTTTTGTATGGGGCTTTAGTTTTTTACCTGTTAGGTATACTCTTTTTCTTTGAGGCTTTCACAGCTGATGAAGAAGAACATACCACAGGTTACCTAATGACAGCCTTGATCTGGCCTTACATAGCTGTNAAGCTAGTTGTAATGCGGGTACTATTCGGTAAACAGGAGGAAGATTAATGAGATGTTACATATGTAATGCTCGTACTGATGGCACTGAGATATACTGGGAAGAGATAACCCAAGACTGGTCACCCTGCCCTAAGTGTGTAGCTAAGATAAAGGAGGCACAAGACTTTGAACTATTCGATGGAGTACGAACACAAGAAACACCAACCATGCCAAAGTTGCGGGAGTAGTGATGGCATGTACCCACACGAGGACGGGGCATACTGCTACGTCTGTAAAACTAAAACATTTAATGATGATGAGGAGGACAGTATGCTACCACAGTTGAGTTCAGTTAAGCCATTGCCACCCATCAAGGGTACACCATCAGCTATCCCTAGTCGTGGCTTGACTAAGGCTGTGGCTGAGAAGTACAAGGCATTGACATCAGGTAACGAGGTCAGCCTGATCTACACCCTGAACGGTAAACCAACAGGCTTCAAGCAACGTGGCCTGATTGATAAGACATTCAAGTTCAATGGCAATGCACAGGCTGACCTGTTTGGGCAGGCAGCATTCTCTAAAGGGGGTAAGTCAGTCACCATTACTGAGGGTGAGTTCGATGCAATGGCTGCATACCAGATGATGTTCATGTCTGAGCCATGTGTGTCAGTGATCAACGGTGCATCAGGTGCAGTCAAGGATTGCAAACGTAACTATGAATGGCTTGATAGCTTTGATAAGATTAACGTATGCTTCGATAGTGACAAGGCAGGACAGGAAGCAGCACTAGCTGTGGCTGAGTTGTTTGACCCACGTAAGGTACGTCTCGTTAAGATGACCCTCAAAGATCCTAATGACTACATCAAGCAGAGCCGTGAGCATGAGTTCATTGACAGCCACCGTAAGGCTGGCCCCTTCACACCTGATGGTATCATCTCTGGCCTTGACCTATACGAGAAGGTCAGTACACCCCCAACCTATAACTGTGTGCCTTACCCCTTCGATGGTCTAAACGATATGACCAAGGGCCTGCGTACTGGTGAGTTGGTTACCTTTGTTGCAGGTACTGGTGTAGGTAAGACACAGGTGATGCGAGAGATACTGTACAGCCTCGTACAGCAGGACAAGGGCAACGTAGGGACTATGTTCCTAGAAGAAACAGTACGGGACACAGGATTGGGCATTATGTCCATCCACGCAGACAAGATGTTACACCTACCCGATACACAATACACAAAGGAAGAATTTGATGTCGCCTATCACGCAACTCTTGGGAGCAGTCGTGTCTATCTTTATGACTCTTTCGGTAGTAATACTGTTGAACGCATTGTTAGCATGGTTCGTTATCTTGCTCGTTCGTGTGACTGCAAGTACATCATCCTTGACCACATCAGTATTATTGTAAGTGATCATGCCAAGGATGAACGCAAGGCATTGGATGAGATAGCAACTAAATTAAAGACCTTGACAGTTGAGCTAGACATCTGTCTACTGATGGTGTCACACCTTAACCGTGACAAGAACCGTAAGCCACCAGAGGAGGGAGGTACGATCAATCTACAGGACATCAGGGGTACAGCAGGTATCGGTCAGCTGTCCAACATCATCATTGCCCTAGAGAGAAACACACAGGCAGATGATGAGTTGGAACGTAACACCACAAAGGTACGTGTTATCAAGAACCGATTCACTGGTGAGACAGGGGTAGCAGATAGCTTACTGTACTCCCGTCACACAGGCAGACTTACAAGTTACGGAGGATAAGATATGAAAAATGAGTACTTTCAAGTAATGAACGGTTTTAAGCAAGTCTCTTTTTGGAACGAAGTTGGTCCACTACATGAGACAAACGAAGATGCTATAGACTGGTTGCTTTACGCTGTAGAAATGCTCAAAACACGCCGTAAATGGGTAGCCCCTGACTACAAAATTGTGTTAGTAAAAAAATCATGGAGGTAGTGTTCGACATAGAGACAGATGGCTTGGACCCTACAGTCATTCATGTCATGGTAGCCAAGGAGATAGGTGTAGCTAAGAACTACATCATCCGTGGTCCTAAATCTTTTGCTAAGTTTGCTGAGGGTGTCACCAAGTGGATAGCTCACAACGGTATTGGCTTTGATGTGCCAGTTGTTGAGAAGATATGGGGCTACAAGATCCCACTGTCCAAGCAGGTTGACACCCTCGTACTGTCTCGTATGTTTGACCCTAACCGTAAGGGTGGACACAGGCTGATGGACTGGGGCAAGCACCTTGGTGAGTACAAGGGTGAGTTTGATGACTGGTCACAGTACTCAGATGAGATGAAGGATTACTGCAAGCAGGATGTTAAGGTCACTGAGTTGGTGTACCTCCAGCTGATGCAAGAGGGTAAGAAGTTCAGCCAGTCAAGTATCAACTTAGAGTACCAAGTACACCAGATAATGTGTCAACAACAGGCTGATGGATTTGAACTTGACACTGATTTAGCTGAAGAAATCTATACTGTGTGCCTTCGAGAGACTAACCGCATTGAGACAGAGATCAAAGAGTTCATGGTTCCTATTGCTGTCAAGGTCAAGGATGTGGTACTCAAGTACAAGAAGGACAATAGCATCTGGGCTAATCAACTGATGGATGGTTGCAATGTACAGGGTGACTACACTAAGATTATGTGGGAGGAGTTCAACCTTGCATCACCTACTCAGATCAACAAACGTCTTGACACACTGGGTTGGAAACCTACAGTCAAAACAAAGGGTGGGGATAGTTATAAAATTTGCCCAGAAAATTTAGCCACCATACCTGACACTGCGCCTCAGGCAGTCAAAGGCCTCAAGGCATGGAAGGTCTTGGAGACACGTTGGAAGCTGGCTAAGGAGTGGCTGGATGGTTCACAACAGACGGGTAGGGTACACGGTAGGGTCATCACTCCCGGTGCTGTAACACACAGGGCCGCACACCGTGGCCCTAACATGGCTAACATACCCTCTGTACCTCACGGTAAGGATGGTATACTGTGGAAGATGGATGGTATGTACGCAGCTGAGTGTCGTCAGGTATTCAAGGTGCCTGAGGGTAAGCTACTGGTTGGTACGGATGCAGCAGGGATTCAGCTACGGGTCTTAGCTCACTACATGAATGACCCAGTGTACACTGAGCAGGTCATTGATGGTGACATCCACACGTTTAACATGAATGCTTTGGGTAGGCACTGTAAGGACAGACCCACAGCTAAGACATTCATCTACGCCTTCCTGCTAGGGGCTGGTGTAGGGAAGATCGCAGAGATCCTTGGGTGCAATGGAGCACAGGCAAACAAGGCTATGCAGAACTTCTATGAGGCACTGCCATCACTCAAACGATTGAAGAGTGAGGCATCACGTGCTGCTGGTATGGGGTGGATGAAAGGTCTTGACGGACGCATCCTACAGATTGGCAGTGAACACCTTGCCCTCTCTGTTTATCTACAGGGTGGGGAGACAGTAATCATGCGCCTAGCTAATCTCTTCTGGCAACGTCAAGCCAAGAAGGAAGGGCTTAACTTCAAGCAGTGTGCATGGGTACATGACGAATGGCAGACAGAAGTGGATGCCAATCAAGCCGAAAGACTAGGGGAAATACAGGTACAATCTATCATAGATGCTGGTGCTTTCTTCAAGTTAAACTGCCCTATGGATGGTGAAGCAAAAATAGGTAACAACTGGTTAGAAACCCATTGACATGGTGATCTAGTCAGTGTATTATATTCAAACAGACTACAACGCCTAAGGAGAATTACATGGCTAAAGATAAAAAGATGGTACTCAAAGATGTAGAAGTTAGCTGGGCTAAAGTTCAGGAGCCAGCTACCAAGTACATGTCAGAGGAACTTGAGTACACTGTAGCAATCAAGATGAACGATCAACTCGAACGTCTCATGACTGACTACAAGATCAATAAGAAAGTCAAAGAAGGTAAAGATAGTACCTTTGATGGTGCTCGTTTCATTCAGATTGGTGTTGATCAGACTACAAAGAATGGTTGGACACGGCACGGTGAGGTGTACGACAAGGCTGGTAACCCAACACAGGCACTGCTTGGTAATGGCTCCAAGGTTAATATGTTTATCTCTATTGGTGACAGTAACTACGGTAACCTGATTAAGCTAGGTCACCTCGTTGACATGAACGCAGAGACAAAGGATATGTACTTTGACTTCTGTCAGATTGTTGAGTTAGTAGACTTTGAGCAGCCATCAGCTGTTATCAAGGCCAAGGTTACTGATGCAGCAGTCGAGGCAGCAGAGTTAGATGAGATGGAAATTGCATTCGAGTAAGGAGATAACATGACTGATCAACCTAAAGGTATTGATACCCTAATCGAAGATGTCTATGCTGTACTGACTGATGGTTACACATCGACAGAAGATAACGAGAAGGTTATTGATGCCTTTGGGGACAGTCTAAAAGACTTACTCCGTTCTCGTTTGATACCCCGTAAAGAGGGTGGCCCAACACTACGTCTATCAGCAATCGGTAAGCCTGCTCGTCAGCTATGGTATGACAGCAAGGGACACAGCCGTGAGACTATGACAGGTGATAAGCTACTCAAGTTTCTTTACGGGGACATCATCGAAGAGATACTTCTTACGTTAGCTAAACTTTCTGGTCACAGTGTGACAAATGAGCAACAGAGGGTGAAGGTTGCTGGCATCACAGGACATATGGACGCAGTGATTGATGGTCATGTAGTCGATGTGAAGTCAGCTTCTCCTTATGCCTTCAAGAAGTTTTCTCAGGCAACCCTAGCTGTTGATGATCCATTCGGATACATGCAGCAGATCTCTGCCTACAGTGAGGCTGTCCCTAACAATGAGGGTGTAGCTTTCTGGGCCATGAACAAGGTGGACGGTTCACTCGTACTGTACCAACCATCTGAAGACTTACTACCCGACACACAAGAACGTGTCACTGAATTGCTAGAGGTCTTAGCATCTGACACACCACCTGAACGGTGCTACGATGTTGAGTTCGATTACAAGACAGGCAACGAGAAGTTAGCTATTGGTTGTGTCTTCTGTGACTTCAAGAAGGAGTGCTGGAAAGATGCAAACGATGGTGCAGGTCTCAAAGGGTACAAGTATGCAGCTATGCCGTTCCCCTTATACCTTACCAAAGTGGTGAAGGAACCAAGGGTTGCGGAGATAGACATTGCCTAGGCAGCTGACCACTAGACAAAAAGCAATCAAGGCTGGGTATAGATCTGGCCTTGAAGAAGACACAGCTAAGATGCTAAAGAAGAAGAAGATCAAGTACACCTATGAAGAAACCAAGATCAAGTGGGAAGACTTCAAGATCAGGACGTACACACCAGACTTCGTTCTTCACAACGGCATCATAATAGAAACCAAGGGCCGATTCACAGCAGCAGATAGACGTAAGCATCTGGAAATAAAGAAACAATATGGCAAGGAACATGACATAAGGTTCGTGTTTAGTAATAGCAGGGCCAAGTTGTACAAGGGTGCTAAGTCCACATACGGTGACTGGTGTACTAAGAACGGATTCCTTTACGCAGACAAGGAGATACCTGAGGAATGGTTAAATGAATAG